ATGACTAAACGTTTCAATGTAATTGTTTTAACAATTACACTAGGAGCAACAATAGTTGTTTCGGAAATTCACTCACTTATCACTAACAACCCAGAAACAATATATGAAACAAAAGATGTAAGACCAGGAATGTAAATATAAGATATGAAAAAGACGCTACCTATAATCTGGTATCGTCTTTCGTGTTTTTTGGGGAAGTTTCCTGTTTTCAAAAAATGAGAAAATAGGAAATTATTTTAAATATATCCGACTAAAACATATATAGAACAAGTATTCCTTGGAGGGTAGAGAAATGGCTATAAAATATGAAGAATTAATGGAGATCATAGAAGCAACAAAAAAAGAAGATCAAAATCAATCCTCTTCAGGTGAATCGCCTTTCAAAAATTTAGCCTTAGAAGCTCTGTAATTTTTAAGGGCATCTAGCATGAAATTACGCTCATCATCTGTTATTTGTTGGCCATCTGCATCTATAATATTTGCATTTTTGATATTTTCAAGAGTCAGTTCTTTCGCGAAAACAACTTTCTCAGCTTCTTTACCCATTTTTTCAAGGTCCCTTGGATCAGTAACAAAATAGGTGGGGTCAACATTAAAATAATCAGCAAGCTTTGTTAGAGCTTCCAAAGAAGGGCTTTTAATTTTTCCTGTTTCAAGTTTTGATAAGTAACCGTTACTTAAACCAACTTCTTGAGCCAGTCGCCTTATAGAAAGTTTTGGTTTATGCTCTTCTCTTAACCTTTTTAAGTTGGTACCAATTAATTCATTTTTTTTGTCCATAAATAAGGTCACCTCGATTTAATGCCACTGTGTGTTGGTGTACTACTAATACACACCGCTACAAATAATTATAACATGTAGATTCTCATAAGAAACATTTAAAAATAAGGGTTGCACAAAAAGTAAAAGGCTGGTATATTTTACTTGTGCTTCCTTCAGGAAGCGTTTAGGGGGTGAAAACAATGAACCGCGAAACTGCTTCTTTTGCAGAAAAAATTAAAAAAATAAGGGCAGAAAGAAATGAAACTCAACGCCAATTTGGTCTGGTTACAGGGTTTTCTAGCTCTTATGTTTGTAAGATGGAAAAAGGGAAAGCTAACCCGTCCCACTCTTCTTTAGTTAAATTAAGTGAAAAACTAAATTTGCCACCGGCTTATTTTTTTTAAGTAAAATGCTTCCTATAGTGATCAAAATTCGAAGGGCAGTCCTATTGTCCACATTGCATATTATGTGTCGAGGTGATCTTTATGGCTAAGAAAAAGCAAAAGAGGAAAAGCAACCTGTTTCTCGGTGAAGTTTTCTTTGGAACAGAAGACAGAGAAAAACTTTTTACTGAGGCTGTGGCGCCTTATTACACACCAGTAAAAAAAGAAAAGAACAAAAAAACTAAAGAGGCCTGAAACATTTTGTTTCACCTTTTTTTAAAGGACAAGCTTTAATGAGAAAAAACTATTTACGAAAAACATTAGGAGGATTTTAAAGATGGGGGAAGTCAAATGGGTGAAACTAAGCACCCAGATGTTCGATGATGAAAAAATCAAACTCATTGAACAAATGCCTGAATCTGACACTCTGTTGATTATATGGGTTAAATTACTTGCTCAAGCAGGAAAAACTAACGCTTCTGGCTTCATTTATCTAAGTGAAAACGTGCCTTATACTGATGAAATGTTAGCGCACATCTTTGGAAGGCCACTAGGAATTGTTCGTATGGCTTTAGACACATTCAGGAAATTCGGCATGATAGAAATAAATGAACAGAATTATATCAGTATATGTAATTGGGAGAAGCATCAAAATTTAAATGCCCTCGAAAAGATCAGGGAAGACACTAGGAAACGAGTGGCCAAACATAGAGAAAAACAGAAGGCTCTTGTTCTAGACACTAACAGTAACGTTACATGTGACGTTACAGTAACGCAAAGTAACGAACAAGAAAGAAGAAGTAAGAAAGAAGAAGTAAGAAAGAAGAATAAAGATATATTGTCGGGAAACCCGACAGCGAATGAACCTGAAATCCCATTCAAACTCATAACGGACCTTCTCAATCAAATGTCAGAGAAAAATTATCGTCATACCACACCAAAGACGCAGCAACTAATAAAAGCAAGATGGAACGAGGGATTCAGATTCGATGATTTTAAAAAGGTCATCTTAGCAAAATGCTTTGAATGGCGTGATAACCCTGACATGAGTAAATTCCTTCGTCCCGAAACACTTTTCGGAACAAAATTTGAGGGTTACTTAAATAACAGCGATGAGGTGATAAAGCGTGCAGAGCATCAAATCAGTGGCGGCAGAGGCCTTAAACGCAAGAATGACCTTCCATTCTGATTTTTGTGAGAAACACACATACACAAGAGGGAACGAGGATGTCATAAAGCCTGTTCGCATGATGATCGTCAATGGTAAGGTGGTTTGTCCACGATGTGAACTAGATGCGAATGAAAAGAAGATCCAAAAAGACTTGGAGAGGCAGATCGAGTTTAGCCAGCGTACAAAGAATTTCAACATGTTGGAGAAACGCAGCATCTTCCGAGACAGGACCATTGCGAAAGCGACGTTTGATAATTACAAAGTGACTGAGCCTGAGGAAACAGCAAACAAACGCCTCATGATGGAGATGGTTGGTTATTTGAAACAAGGAAAAGTGTTTAATATCTTTCTCCAAGGTCATCCAGGAGTAGGGAAGAGTCATCTAGCTTATGCCGCACTTAAAGCTCTCAATGTGCCGCCTAATCCAGACAACCCTGAGGATATGGGCAAATCATGCTTGTTTATAAACCTTGCTGATGCTGCTTTTGCAATTCAAGACTCTTTCAACAACAAAGAAAGCAAATTCACACAAGGTTATGTAACAGGGCTTATAGGTGATGTGGATTATCTAGTGATTGATGATGTAGGTGCTGAAACGGGATCAGAACATTCAAAGAGCGAAGCAACCAACTTTATTCACAAGATACTTTATGCAGTCACATCAGCTAGACAGGATAAAACAACGATTTACACATCCAATTTAACAGGGGACAAACTAAAACAAATGTACGACACAAAACTTGTATCACGCATGACAAGAAAGTCTAAATACATTTTGTTTAAAGACACCTTTGATAAGCGTGACGAAGAATTGCCATTTTAGGAGAGAACTATGACCATCAGCACTTCAATAGCGTCCAAAATTGCTAGTTTAATAGCCTATAAAAAACACAAGGAGGAACGATCATGAAAAAAGGCGGTAGAAAGCCCACGAGAGCCGAAAGGAAGATTTTAGTGATAAATGGGTTAAACCCACTTTATTGGCTCGTAGAAAGGAATCTGACAACATCTGTGCACGTTGTACACAAAGAGGTCGGTCGCAGAAAGGAAATTGCAAAGTGAGCGCTACTAAAATCATTTTAGAACATGTCAATTTTGAATGGACGATTGTTGGCCTAAAACGTTTTCTTGATTACTGGTACGAAGGTAGATCGATCGAAGAGATGGCGGAGTTATTTAACCGACCATCAGAAGAAGTGTTGCTGCTAATGATTGATTTCAGCAAGCGCGGAAAGATCAAGGAGCGTCCGAACGGTGTCGGAGCAAACGAGCCTATGTATATCAAAAAATGCACAATGAGCTACAAAAAAAGAGATTTGCGAAAGCTGTTTGAACAACAACCGGTTTACTACGCTTGCCCGCAAAATGATTTTATATGGTGTGAAAGGGACATCGTAGCTTTTCGGAAGATGTGGAAGGACCATGAACCGGTCAGACACATAGCGAACCGTTTAGCACGCAAGGTTGATGACATCCTGTTGCTTATTATAGATCAGGCTGAGTTAGGCAAGATCGAACCACGTAAAGGCGGCGCGCTTGGAAAGGAGTACAAGCATGAAAAGAAAAATCATCCTGTTGCGATTTGAGAAAGCGACAGCACGCCAGCTGGAAGTCATTGCGAGATATGAAGATTGTCCGAAACGGCTAAAGACAGCAGCCATGCGCCACCTCAAGAAGAGGGGAGGCATCAAGTGATGACAACATCAGAAAGAGAATTTTTGATTGAGTGGTTGAGTCTTAAAAATGGGGCTTATGGGCGGGAGCATTGCGAGAAACTGACTGACGAAGAACTCGAAAGAATCTTTAATCTCAACGTTCCGCAGCGTGACGAATAGGGGGGTGAGCATATTGGAAAAGGTAACGAATCCATACAAATCGGGTCCAGTCACAACTTGGGTGATGAGAGAGGATGAACTAGAAGCATATAGGCAGCAGCACCCACCAAAACCATATAAAAAGAGACTCAAACGTAAAGACTGGCGTTGGCAGCGCACAGATCAATCCGTCGAGTCTCAGCGGTAAGAATTCACATCAGTTCAATGTGAGTAATTAAACTTAGGAACCTTAATTATATCACATTGGAGTGAAGATTGTGAATAGACCGCAGACTATCTCATTAACAAAAAACGAGCCTTTCACAACATTAGTTGAACAAGGCAAGGTACAAGTGATCGTGCTGGACGGGATCAACAACACAGCGCATTACATAGAGGCTCCCGAACACGGTCACACAATCATTGAAACGATTAAAGGAAGTTTTGACCGAGTTAGATATGATTTCAGCCATAAAATTAAAAAATAGCAGGGGTTCATCCCCTGCGGGGGAGGAATCACGATGTTATCAAAAGATCAAATGAACGTTGAGCACCTTTTGGGTGAAGTCGAACGTTTGAAAAGAGAAATAGAGAAAAAGAATCAGCAGATCGACGGATTCTCAAAGCTTTTCTTAAACGAACTGAATTGGGAGCAGCGACATTTCGAAAGAACTAAATCTGAGTTTCACAGAGGTGGATCAGAAGTCCTGAAAAAACTTGAGAAGCATTATGAATTTGCTTTTATGAAGCGATTGGACGGTGAAAAAGTATGAGGGACAAACTCAAAAAAGGCGACATGGTAGTCATGCATACATGCGTGGAAGCGGTGTTAAGCGAAGGAAGAGTGTGGAAATGTGCGGCCGATGAATTTAATCCAAGCTCACCTGCTGTTTTCTTAGAAGGTTTTTCAGGACACTTCGCCGTTGAATTTCTGCAAAAAGTGGACGTACCTGCCATCGAGTCAGAAATGGACCTATACAACGAGATTCAACGGCTAAAGCAAGAATTGAGGTTCTCAAACAAAAAGAATGAGCAGTATTTGAACGAGTGGAGAAAAGCCGAGACACAGGCGAATTTAGCAACGGAACAACTAGCCGATGTCACCATTGAATTGAAAAACTTACAGCGATCTTTGCTAATGGAGGCGGGGAAATAATGAGTCTACCAAAGGAGCAAGAATGTCCATATTGCAATTTAACGGAAGACGATGCTTATGCCAATTGGAACGATGATAACGATGGCTGGGTTGAATGTTCTTCTTGTGAAAAGAAATATTATGCAATGCCTCAATATCATTTCTTGGGCTTTGAAGTCGAAAAGAAATGCGAAGCGTGCGGGGAACGTGAAAGTGAATGTTTTTGTGATGATAAGGAGGATGATGAACTATGAGTCTACCAAAACATGTCGAGCTTTCACAGACTGTAAAAGCTTGCAAACATCAAGCGATGACAATAGATGCTGCTGCTGCTGAAATTAGAGTTCCTGACTATGTGGTGCCGATGCTGGTACGCAAAAACGATGATCTAGTCATCGAAGGAAATGTCGTCATGGCAAAAAGGGAATCAAACGGCCCTGTCATTCTCACGGTGCTTGGTTTCATGGCGGTCATTGTTATTGCTGGGTTGATGCAATGAAACAGCTCAATCTATTCCGTGAAATCATTGTAGACAACTTTGCAGGGGGCGGGGGAGCGAGTACAGGCATCGAGCTTGCAACAGGCTTATCAGTAGATATAGCTATCAATCATGATCCTGCTGCCATTGCAATGCACAAAACGAATCATCCTGAAACGGAACATTATTGTGAATCTGTGTGGGATGTTGAGCCAAAAGAAGCTGTTAAAGGTCGAAAGGTTGGCTTAGCTTGGTTTTCCCCTGACTGTAAGCACTTTTCTAAAGCAAAAGGGGGTAAACCAAAGGATAAAAACATTCGAGGTCTAGCATGGATCGCAGTTAAATGGGCCATTGCTGTAAAACCAAGAGTCATCATGCTGGAAAACGTAGAAGAGTTTCAGACATGGTGTCCGTTAGATGATGCAGGGTACCCAATCAAAGAGAAAAAAGGCGAAACCTTTAAATCATTTGTGAAATCGCTTGAGGCGTTGGGATATGAAGTGCAATTCAAAGAATTAAAAGCCTGTGATTATGGTGCCCCGACTACCAGGAAACGCTTTTTCATGATAGCCCGCTGTGACGGTAAATCCATTGTTTGGCCGAAGCCAACGCATGGAGATCCCAACAGCCTACCTGTTCAAATAGGCAAGCTGAAACCGTGGAGAACAGCTGGTGAAATTATTGATTGGAGCATAGGAACACCATCTATTTTCAATCGGAAAAAGCCACTTGCGGATAATACTTTAAGGCGAATTGCACGGGGCATCCAACGTTTTGTGGTTAATAATCCAAACCCGTTCATTGTTCGTATCGGTCAAACTGGATTCGCTGGTGATCGGCTGCAATACGAGTTAACAAAGCCGTTAACAACCATCACAACTAAACAGGAGCATTGTTTAGTTTCACCAACACTTATGGTAAACACAACAGGACATGCAGGAAGCAGAGTTGATCAGCCCATAAAGACAATTACAACAGGTGGTCATCATGCATTAGTAACACCATTTCTAGCAACCTATTATACAGAAACCACAGAAAACGGTGTTAGGGGCCAAACACTAGGCGAACCAATTGCAACAATACCAACTTCAAATAGATTCGGCTTGGTCAAAGCATTCTTAACAAAATATTACGGTTCAGATGTCGGACAGAAGATAAATGAGCCATTACACACTATAACAACTAAAGATAGATTCGGGTTAGTCACCGTAAAAGGAGAAGAATATCAAATAGTGGATATCGGCATGAGGATGTTACAACCTCATGAATTATTCGCCGCACAAGGCTTCCCATCAAATTATGTAATTGATCGTGATTTTGACGGCAATGTTTACCCGAAAACAAAACAGGTTGCTAGATGTGGTAATGCTGTTCCTCCACCATTCGCAGAGCAGCTGGTGAGGGCTAACCTCCCTGAGATGTGTGTACCTGAGCATGTGAACAAATATTACAGCGAAGCAAACTAACAGCCTAGCGGCTTAGGAGGAAAAAATAATGAACCTAGAAAAAATGTTCAAAATGCAGGCGGAGTTAGACCGCCGAATCATTAAAGAAAAAGGGTTGGAAGGTCAAGACCTGCTGCCTAACACATATGTAGCACTTATCACCGAACTAGGCGAGTTTGCGAACGAAGGGCGCTGGTTCAAGCATTGGAGTGATGACCAAAGAGCCAGAAATCAAGATCGTTACTTAGAATATCGAACTGAGGCTCTAGGTGGAAATCAATGGGTAGAGAAAAACCCACTCTTAGAAGAATACGTGGACTGTCTACACTTCTTCTTATCAATTGCGATTAAAAAGGGATGGAAAGAAGATATGCACATTCCTGAAGAATCACTATTTGATTTCAAAAAGGAAAATTTTGAAGGCGGTCTTTCAGGAGTGTACTTAGAAATGCAATGGCACTTATTAAATTCGAGGTTGTTCAAAAAGGAAGACGTGAAATATTTGCACTTCCAATCAGCTTGGGACTTGTTCTTGGCAATTGGAATCGTTGGTTTCGGCTTCACTTTAAATCAAATCGAAGAAGCGTATATGAACAAAAACGCCGTCAATCATAAGCGGCAGCAGGAGGGGTACTGATGAGAAGATTAAGAGAGATTAAGCAACCATTAAAACTATCAAATTTACCACATCATATCGAGGTTGGTAACGAAGAAACGCATGATATTTACATGGTAGCTGAGCTTATTGATGAGATTAGAGAAGGTGAAGCCTCTCCTGATGGTAACTGGTTTGTCATTAAAAGAAGACGCTGGGAACCCAATGCAAGCACCATGATTAATAGGTATATAGAGGCCGAGCATGAAGAAATGTACGAAAACTGGGATGAGCGTGCCGACGATTGTTTTACAAAAGAAGTCGTTGAAAAAATTCAAGAAGTCTTAAATCATGCTTTCAGAGGTGATTATGCAACATCCTATTGGACGTATGAGCAACGTGTAGAGATCGACATTTTTCCACAGTTGAAGGAGGAAGCACGATGAACGAAAATAAAGAATTTCAAATCAATTTAATAGGCGAAACCATAATGAGGAATAGCGAAGGGGTCTATGCTTCAAAGTCGCCTGAAATTGATGTTGAAATTGTTGTAGATCAAGATTATGTCATTGATGCTTTTGTACGAAATATTCAGATACAAGAAAACATTCTCCAGTCTCGTTTTAATACTTATGTGTCATCAAGAAGTGAAGCAACCCAAAAAGGAGACACTGCATTAAGACATAAATTTCAAGCTAGGGAAATCCATGAGTTAGCTTTTTTACTAGGATTCGACTTGAAAACGGAGGGTGAATGATGAACGAAAACAATCCGATTATCTATTCAGTCATAGAGAAATTGCATAAGCAGCAGGAAAAAGGCCTGCAAAAGTACGGGGTTTTTGTCAAAACCTCTTCCCATGACTTAAAAGGATGGTTGCAGCACGGACTTGAAGAAACGTTGGATCTGGCAACATACCTTGAAACGGCAATTCAGTTGCTCAAGGAACAAGAACAGGATTTTCAAGCTCGTTATGATCATCACATCTCACAAAAATATGAAGCAATGGCTGGGAATTATGATGGATGGAGTAGCAGTACAGATGCCTGGAATCATCATGCATTAAGTGCAAGCCTAGTTTATCAAGATGCATTGACAGCAGGCTTTAAATTGAAAACGGAGGGTGAATGAAGATGAAAACTAAAAAAATCAAACTAGAAATAGAAGAGATACTAAAATACCACCGCAGCATGCTTGTTGAGGTTCCAGAAGATTTACCGAAAGATGTCTTAGATGATGTTCTTGATGAGGCTGAAAAGACAGCATCGAGTGGACAAGATGTGTCTTATGCTCTTGAAAAGATTGAAGGGTTAAAAGTGTTGGAGCATGCAGACGATGACTTAAGAAGTCCTCACAGTGCGGAAATAGAGATATATGAAATGAACGAAATGAGGGATGACAAATGAAAAAACTACTAATCACACTAATTATTATTATTGCGGCGGTGCTTTATGCGCCGTCTGCTCAAGCAGTATGGTCAAACTGGCAAACTGAGGGATATGGGCATCAAGCGAGAGTTTTCACCGATGATACCAATTACTATGCAGGAGCATCTACCGTTGACTGGCGAGCGGAAAAGAAAGGATCGAGCACGCTATACTACACCGCTGGCGTTTACAAAAAGAGATCCAATGGCGGTTTAACAGACACTAATCTAGTGCAAAGGGGCAGCTTCAAAGTGGCCACGCCTCTAAAGTCGTTTAGTGTTAAAGAAATCCGCAAGCGTACCGGTAAAGGAACATACGTGATCCAGCTGGACTGCTACAGGGATTCAGCAAAAAAGAAGTATATCGGAACGTTTGAGTCCGTTAAATTCAGTATCAGATAAGGGGTAGCGAAAATGATAATCAAATTTGATAGATCAGAACTTGTTGCTATCAAGGACAACATTCTACACACAAAAATGCACGACAAGCTAACGGAAACAGAAAAATGGATTTTAGCAAAGGTTGAAGCTGCTTTATCAGAATTGGAGGGAACTGAATGACAAATAAAATCGTATGTCCTCATTGCAAGAGTGCTTATGGATTTTACACGAAAGAGAGAGTAACTGGCTCAGCTTTTCATAGGAACAATTAAATAAGTCCAAGACGGAGAGCCTGCGGACACTGATCAACACCTTTTACGGGTGCTGGTTGGTGTCCGTTTTTTATTTGTCGGAACGGAGGATGAACATGAAGAAGGAAAAGCCCAAAAAGAACACGCAGAAGCTCACTGACAGAGATTTAAGAGAGTTGATGGGGCAAAACATGCAACGGTTAAAAAGAGCCAAAGGCGGGGCCATGCGTCGTAAATAAAGGGAGTGACTGGGATGACTAATAAAAATGATAAGAATCCAAAAGAACAAACAGATCAAATGAATTTAGATATCCCTCAAATTGACGAGGAAAAAACAAGATTCAAGATGGAAAGAATGCTAGAAAAGTATAAGATGTTAAGGCTTCAAACGCCAGAAGACTTCCTTCCAAAAATCACAACAACATACACCATTACGCCGCCGAGTTTTTCAAATCAGTTCCACTCATCCACAGAAGAAGCAGCGCTTAAAAAAATGGATTGGGAGATTGAGCGGGAAAAATACATGAAGCGAATCGAAAGGGGCATTAATCGTCTTACGCAAAAAGAGCGCCGTATCTTGGTAATGCTCTATATGCAGGATGAAGAAATGTTTGATTATGAAATCTATGCAGAAATGGGTCTAAGCCAGCGGAACTATTACCGATACAAGAATAAAGCCTTTTACCGTTTAGCCTTCGCACTAAGAGAAGAAGTGTACAAGGGGGGCAAGGCATGAATTTCGTTCAGCCGATAAGAGACTTTGAAAAGGTGGAGCAAATGAAGGCTTATCTAAAAAGGAAAAATAGAAGAAATTATATATTGTTCATATTAGGGATCAGTACCGGCTTAAGGATATCTGATATTCTCAAGATAAAAAAAGAAGACTTGCTGAAAACACACCTGGTCCTCAGAGAAACAAAAACAAAGAAGCAAAAGAGGATTCGTATACCGCCATCAGTTAGAAATGAATTGATTGCCTATGCTAAGGACTTAAAAGACGGTTCATACGTGATCAAAAGCAGGCAAGGGGAAAACAAAGCTATAGATAGGTCGGTGGCATATCGCATTCTTAGAGAAGCTGCTGAACAAGTGAACATTACTGAAATAGGCACACACACATTAAGGAAGACCTTCGGTTACCATTTTTATAAACAGACAAAAGATGTGGCCATGCTGCAAGAAATATTCAATCATGCCAGCCCAGATATTACATTGAGATACATTGGAATCAACCAAGACAACATGGATTCCGCAATGATGAAGTTTAAGATATAATTTTTTTAGATATATCTGCACCAAAAAATATAAAAGAGTGCAGTCAGTAAAGGGATGTAGAGAAACCTTTATGTGGCAAGGATTTCAGCAGTTCTGCGAGTACAACACACTATATGTTATGGTGTAGTGAGAAGGAGAGAAATATTAATGTCTATCAAGATCGAAATTCCTCAAATGATATTCAGTTTTAAAAAGGATGAACTGCACCACATCCCAAATCGGAGTGGGGTATATGTCATCTTTGGATGTAACGATGACGTATTGTATGTTGGAAAAGCAAAAGAATTGAGAGGCAGAGTGAAGGGACACTTCACAGGGACAACATCGCTAAAAGATGTGGCTCATAACTTTTATGAAGTGAGTGGTTTCTTCTGCGATAACGAAACAGAAAGAGATATCTATGAAACTTACATAATCAACATATTGAAGCCTAAATTCAACATCGAAAAGGCATATACTTATCAAACATCAAGATTCAGTGAAGCTTTTCAAAGTGAAGAGGCTAAGCGACGGGGTTTGGAAAAATCGAAGAGAATAGATAAAATGATGGATCAATTTGGACTTTAACTAAGAATGAAAGGGGAAAACAATGAATTTTGAATCGATTATTCAAATGTTTACTACTGGTGGTGCACTGGTAGCTGCAATTTTTACAGCTGTTGCAGCATTTCAAGCTAAGAAAAGTAATGAAATTGCTCTCAAAGAAATAAAACAGAATAGAAGAGTGAAATTGAATATTCCTCATAAAAATTTTCAACATGCATTTAAAATGGACTTCAGAAAAGATTTTGAAGTAGAGAGTGGTCAAAGACCTGATCATAAAGAGAAATCGAAATTCTATTTGAAAATAAGGAACATAGGGAATCTACCAGCGGAAAACGTCCAAATAAGTTTCGAGTATAAAGGGTTAGAAAACTTTATAAAATCATACTCACGAGAGAATGCATACAAAGGTTATGGAGGTGATTTGTTCTATGCTTATAAAAAGGATGGGAAATTCTACATTGAATTTTATCCACATTCCAATGGAAGCTCAAGTACTATTTTTGAGTTTTCTTCCCAGGAGGATTATTATGGATGTTTGATGCCTTATAATTATTCAGATAGTTCGTTTAATATACACCTGCCATTACTATATATATATTTAATTAATATGAAAGCAATTTATAAAGAAATAAAACTATTCAACTTAATTATTAAGGTGAAATTTGATGACCCTAATAAAAAAGGTGATATTATTCAAAAATTTTCTTTGGAGCCAGAGATTTATGTAGGAGAGCAATATAATGATGTTGAAAACACTGACGATCCAATTTTCAATTACTCCTTTAAACATAACGGCAGATTTATCGTAAGGGAAAATTAAACGGCACACTTTTGGCACGATCTTGGCAAAGCATTTTGTTTGAGAGCGGTTATGATGGTATTAGGTGATAAGTTGAAGAGCGGCTCCCATTGTGGAGACCGCTTTTTTATTGGCAAGAGAATGGAGCATTAATAGATATGGTGAAATGGTGGATTGTGTGGATAAACATTATTGGATGTAAAAGGAAATGTTATATAATAGATTAAATTGAATTGAGAGGTGCAGTCATGAGTGATCAAATAATTATTGCAATTATCGGTGGTACAGTAACAATATTAGTTGGAGTTTTAACTGCGTTTGCTAGTTATAAAGGTGCTAAAATGCAAATACAAAAAAATGAAGAAGAACTTGAGAAAAAACGTATTAAAGAGAAAGGTGAGAGAGAAAAGAAAGAAAAGATAGAGATTGAGTATACGGCAGAAATTATTGAAAATTTTATTAGTCATGAGATTAAAAAAAATTTTAAAGAAATTAAAAGTGAGTCCTTTGAAGAAAATTTTCTGGATAATTCAAAATCGCATGAGAATTCTTCTGTTTCTTTTAATGAAAGTCTTCTTAATTTTTCAGAGTTTGAAAAAGCTAAATATGAACTGATAAAATACAAGACTAAACGTATCTCAGAGGTGCTATCTATCTATGATGCTTTTAAAATTATTAAAAGTTGCAAAGGTGACATACGAGAAATTTCAAATGTAGAATTTAATAAATTGAAGGAGGGTTATCGACTTTGTTTACAACGTTTTAATGATTGAATTTTAGATTTTTAATTATTTTTGGCACACTTTTGGCAAAGAATTTTGTTTGAGAGCGGTTTCCCTTTTGGAGGCGCTTTTTCGTTCGACAAAATTTGCAAAATCGTTTCAAAAGCTCCTGTCCTGTCGATATAAAGACAGGAGGTTTTGAGAGTGAAAATGTCAAGTGCGTATTCAAATATAATATTTTTTATTATTATTGTATCTTTATTTTTAGGTGATCTTATACTTTATACAGGGATACTGAGTTTGTTTTTTGAAGATAAAGAAACGTTGTGGGCCGGAATAATTGGCTTTACTGGAGCTATTATAGGTGGGGGCATAACTTACTATGGTATTAGAATGCAAATAAACCACAGAGATCGAGAGGTTTTTATACAAAGTGTGCAAGCTAGAACAGATATTATCCGAGACTACTTAGATAAATATAAACCCTACTATGATTATTATCTTGATTACAAAGATATGAATGAAATTCCTGATAATTATAATTATGTAATTAATGATTTTATGGATCTTATATATAAGGATAGAATTTCCCATTTGAGTGTTTTAGATTACGAAGATGCTAAAAAAATTAGAGAACTTAGAAACTCTTTAATGGAGAATACACAATCTGGTGGAACAATTATAGATCTAGAAAAATCCATGGAAGATATCAAGGAATATTATCAAATATTTTTGGATTTTTCCAATCAACTTGAAGTTAGGTTTATAGAGTTAAAAAGAAATATTTAGAGAAGATTTATTAAAGCATCCTTCGGGGTGCTTTTTATTTTGGGGAGGGACACAACGTGGACAACTCACTCAGGGAACTAATCATTAACACAGCAATTGGACACGCAATAAGGACAGACCAATTGTATAACGGACTTAAAGCCCTTAATAAAAGGGGATGCACATGGACAGATGGGGAGATCATCAGAGGCTTAGGCATGCTTGGTTCTTACGGTTTGAGGGGCAGGCAAGCTATAGACAGCCTCCTGCATGTCAGCCATATTCTTTCCTATGAAGCAGCACGATCCTATCTAGCATCGTATCAAAGAAAGTACAGGGAGTTTTATGCTGTACAGAAAGTGGGGCATCTTCATGCCTTTGTTTTGTTTGCAATGATAGATGAGAGAAAAGCTGGTGAATCAGATGCCACCTAAACCATTGAGAGAGTGTAAGGTGCGAGGGTGTAGGGAGTTAACAAGGGATGGTTATTGTCCTGCTCATGCTGATGGTAAGCAGCAGGAAGCGAAGTATTACAACAAACATGTTCGAGATAAACAATCAACAAGTTTTTATAAATCAAGAGAATGGAAACAGACAAGACAACTTGTTCTATTGCGAGACAATTACCTTTGTCAAAGCTGTTTAAAACAAGATCGTGTCGTTCCTGCTGTGATGGTTCATCACATAGTGGAGCTAAAGCAGGATTGGAACAAACGATTAGATTTAAATAACCTCGAAAGCATGTGTAATAGCTGTCACAACAAGGTTCATGGCAAGCGAGGGTCATAGTACCCCCGGCATTAAATACCTAGGAAACGGCTTCGTGAAGATCGGTGAGCCGTCGTCTGCAAACAAATACCGCTTTTCAAAGTTTCCAAAAACACGAAAAACCCCCTCGGCGAAAATACCGAGAGGGCTTGATACGACTGGTTTTGTTGTTAATTCGATCATAGCATGATTTTGCTCAAAAACAAGCAGAAATTATAAAAAACTGAAACGGAATGAGGTGGAAAATATGCCGAGACCTGCAAAATCCGCAACACTTCAATTAATACAAGGTAACCCAAACAAGAAAAATACTGACGAATTGGCAATGCGTGCTGAACAAGAACAGAAAATGAAAATGCGTTCTGACAACATTAAACCTCCATCCTGGTTGGATAAAGTGGCCAAGAAAGAATTTAAACGGATCGCTGCGTTATTAAAAGAAGTGGACATTATAACGGAAGCAGATATCAGCATGTTGGCCGCCTATTGCAATGCCTATTCACAATACATTTCTATTACTAAGGTGATTGAAAAAGATGGAATCATGGTTCATAAGGATGGTTTTGATGATGAGGGGAATCCAATTGAATTAATTGGAGAAGAACATCCTTTATTGAAACGGCAGAAAAACTTTTTTGATCAAATGAAGTCAACTGCAAATGATTTTGGTCTTACTCCATCAGCCCGTGCAAAACTAGCGATCACCAAAACGCAGGAGATTCGAGAAAAGACGGCTGCTGAGAAGGAATTTAATGTATGAAGACTATCAAGCAATTTATGATAGATTATTCTCGTGATGTATTATCAGGAAAAATTGTGGCGTGTCAAAAACATAAGTGGGCATGTGAGAGGTTTTTGAAAGATGTTGAAAGAGAAGGCACGGACAATTTCCCTTATATTTTTGACGATGAAAAGGCAAGACGTTTTTTATACTGGATGACACAGTTCAAACACACAAAGGGGCCTTTACAGGGGGAAAACATTGTACCTGAACCTATACAGATTTTTATTTTTGGTAATATTTACGGATGGATTCATAAAGATACGGGATACAGGAGATTTAAAAAAGCTTACTGGCAAGTTGCTCGAAAAAATGCTAAAACACAAAGTCTTGCATGTGTAGGATCATATGAGGCATTTGCTAACGAAGAATACATGTCTGAGGTCTATATCGGCGCAACAAAAGCAGAACAAGCTAAGATATGTTGGAATGAAATTAAAGCTCAAATCAGTAATTGCGATCTTCTTAATTCACCTGAAAAAAAATACCGTGTGGCTTACGGTAAAATCGAGCACCTTAAAACGTTGTCTAAAATTGAGGCTTTATCTAAAGATGCTGGAAAAACAGGAGACGGTTTCAATCCTCAGTGCGCCATCATAGATGAGTACCATGCTCATAAGACATCTGAAATTTATGATGTTATGGTTTCAGGTATGATCAGAAATCAGCCACTAATGATGATTATCACGACAGCGGGGTTTGAATTAAACAATCCTGCATACAGAGTTGAATATCAATATGTTTCAAAAATTATTGATCCTAACAATGTTGAAACAAATGAGCAATATTTCGTCATGATTAATGAACTTGATCCAGGTGATGACATCAAAGATGAAAGAAATTGGATTAAAGCAAATCCGATTGTTGCCGCAAATGAAAATGGTTTAAGTTTCTTGCGTGGTGAGTTAGAAGTAGCACTTGCAGTTCCAGAAAAAATGCGTAATTTCTTAACCAAAAACATGAACATCTGGGTTAACATGCGTGATGGTGGATATATGGACATGCAAGCGTGGTCAGATTGCGGGAAACATGAGAGTCTTCCTGACCTTTATGGTAAGGAGTGTTATGTAGGCATCGACTTGTCAAAACGAATTGACTTAACTTCTGCAAGTTTTGAATTCCAACTTGAAAACGGTATGTATTACGTGACATCTCATAGTTTTATGCCAGAAGACACATTTCATGAGCGCATGAAAACAGATCGTGTCCCTTATGATCTGTGGGTCAAGAAAGGCTGGCTCACGCTTACTGATGGTGCTGTCGTTGATTACGATTATATTCGGGCTTACATCAAACGCCGTGAAGAAGAAAAAGGTTGGAAAATTAAAGAGATTGGTTATGATCCGTATAATGCTACGCAGTTTGCGCAGCAGATGGAAGCGGATGGATACGTTATGATCGAAATTAGGCAAGGGGTGCAAACCTTGTCTGAGCCGACTAAAGATTTCCGAGAGAAAGTCAAAGCGCGAAAGATCATTCATGATAATAATGACCTTCTGACTTGGGCGATGGGGAACGCTGTGACAAAGATTGATGCGCAGGAGAATATCATGCTTGATAAATCAAAATCTACACAACGTATTGATCCAGTAGCTGCACTTATAAACGCTCATGTGAGAGCCAGTCAAGCGAATCAACATTTTGACTTAAACGAATATATCCAGTCTGGTCAATTTAGTTTTTAGGAGGAGAGCTGTTGAATGAAAGAGTGGTCAAAATACTTAGAGGATGTTTTCCTTATACTTGGAATGGTTTTGATTGCAATTGCATGTTTTAGGATCTCAGTAAACACCGGGCTTTTTGTCTCAGGTGTTTTTTTCGTTTCCACTGCTTTTTTAATTAGCAGAATCACCCTGAATCAAAATAAAGAAGATGAAATAGACAGGGGTGAATGAATTTGTTATTGCGAGGACGACCAAAGATTGAAAATCGTGTTGCGGAAGAAGATAGCGGATCTCTATTGAGTCCTGCTAAGTGGTTTCGGAACATATTTGCAGGTGTTGAAACGTCATCAGGGGAGCATGTCTCTTCTGAGAATGCGATTTTACACCCAGATGTGTACGCTTGCGTAAAAGTGCTTGCCGAAGATGCAGCCAAACTCCCTATAAAATTATTTCAGAGCAAAGAAGGAAGCGTAAAGACTATTCAAAATGACATTAGCAGAATGATTTTGCATAAGGTAAACCCGTATATGACCAGTTTTACGTGGAAAGCTCTTGTCATGTTGAGAATGGCAACGTGGGGAAACAGCTACAATCGTCTTGTCTATAATCGTGATGGAGATGTAGAAGCCATTTATCCACTAAATCCCGAGTCCACAAATACAAATATTGACCCGGATACGGGGAAAGTTTGGTACTCAACTACGATCAATGGAAGGTATGTTGAACTGCACTATCATGAAGTCCTGCACTTCAAAAACTTATCTTTAGATGGCATCGTAGGTCAAACACCTATATCTGTTATTCGAGATAATATTGGATCAAATAGGGCAGCTACAAAATTCAATGCTAAGTTTTACAAAAATGGCGGGGCACCGTTTGGTGTAATCAAAACACCGTCTTTGTTGAATAGAGAGAGTAAGAAGGTTCTCAGAGAAGATTGGGAAGAAGTCAATGCAGGGCAATCCATTGCGGTACTTGATGCGGGTCTTGATTATTCACAAGTAACAATGCCTATGAAAGATGCTCAATTCATTGAATCAATGAAATGGAATCGTCAGCAAATAGCCTCTATCTATAAAGTGCCGCCTCATAAAATTGGAGAATTGGACCGAGCGACCTTTTCGAATATTGAGCAACAGTCTTTAGATTACGTGAAAACAACCCTGCAGCCTATCGTGACAAATATTGAACAAGAATTGAACGATAAAATCCTTACGCCTGCTCAATTAAAAGAAGGTTTTTATTTTAAATTCAATTTGGAAACAGAACTACGTGGAGACAGTAAAACAAGAGCTGAATTTTACGAAGTCATGCAGCGTGTCGGGGCATTCACCATTAATAAAATCCTAGAAAAAGAGGATATGACAGGTATTGGTGAAATCGGTGATGAGCATTTTGGTAATTTGAATCTAGTTCCCCTTTCAATCATGAAAGAATATCAGTTAAGCAGGGTGAGTAAGAGGAATATGAAAGGGGGTGATGGAGATGAAGAAAAACAAGAAGTATTGGAACATGAAGCCACTGAATGATGTTTCTGCAGAAATAACTTTGTATGGTTCCATTACTGGAGAAGGTTGGTTTAGTGAAAGTTCTTCTAAAGCATTTCAAGCAGATTTGAAAGATTTGGGCGAAGTCGCCGAAATTGACCTTTATATTAATTCACCGGGTGGTGATGTATTTGAGGGACAAGCAATTCACTCGATGCTGCAGCGGCACAAAGCGAAGATAAATGTTTATGTTGATGCACTAGCAGGAAGCATAGCTTCTGTCATTGCAATGGCTGGCGACACTATCACGATGCCGAGTAATTCAATGATGATGATCCATAACCCTTACATGGGTATGATCGGTAATGCTGCGGAATTTAGAAAAGCTGCAGAAGACTTGGACAAAATCACTGATAGCATTGTTTCAACCTATTTGGCAAAGGCAGGAGAGAAACTAGAAGAATCGACCTTGCGTGACCTTTTAGATAATGAAACATGGTTAACAGCTGATGAGGCGTTGCAATATGGTTTAGCTGATACAGTGACCGAGGAAAAGAATGTTGCTGCACAGATAGATGAGAACGTTGTTTCTCAGTTCAAAAACATACCTGCTAAAATCGTTGCAAAACTAACCAAAGAACCTGAAAGCAATCAAGAGAACATTTTCAACTTGAGACAACAACAGAATGCCATACATGCAGCACTCCTAGAAATTTAGGAGTGTTTTTTTATGGGAAATTTGAGGAGGAAACCATTTTGGGAAAATCAAAAACACAGAACAAATTACTACGTCTGCCTATCCAATTTTTCGCTAAGGAAGGTATGACAGTAAAAGAAAGAGAACTACGCCAAGCATTAGCGGAAAAACGTGATATGATCATGGCCCTAAATGATGAGGGTAAGGTTGATGAAGCGAAAACAATGCTTGCTGAGGCGCAGGTTTTGAAAGAACAAATTCAAAACTACGAAGAAATGAGAAATATGTATGTCGGGTACGGAGATGAGGATCAACAGGATGATCAGGGTGTAAAATCACAGGTTGTTTCAAACGATGTCGGCGGTAAACAAGTATTAAATCATACAGAATTATTTGCAGATGCCATTCTAAAAGGAAGAGCGCCTGCACCACTGGCTGCAATGAAAGAGTCTGTGGATGAAGATGGAGGTTTAATTGTTCCAGAGGACATCACGACGAAAATCACTGAAAAACGACGTCAGTTTGATTCTTTAGCAAATTTAGTAGATATTATTCCAGTTAGTACAAACAAAGGTGCTAGAACTTACGAAAAGTATGCTGATATGACACCATTAGTTGATGTAGACGAATTAGAAGATATTGATGAATTAGAAAATCCCAAGTTTGAGCGAATTAAATATGTCATCAAGGATCGTGCGGGTATTTTAGTTCTTTCAAATGATTTATTGAGTGATACAAGAGAAGCACTCATGGAGTTCTTAGTCAATTGGTTAGGAAAAAAATCAGCTGTTACGAGAAATGTGAATATATTAAAAGTGTTAGAAACACTTAAAAAACAATCTATTTCTACCACTGATGACATTAAAGATATCACTAACGTTACTCTTGATCCAGCTATTGAAGAAACAACTATCTTCGTAACAAATCAATCAGGATTTAACTATCTTGATAAATTAAAAGACAAAAACGGAAATTATCTTTTACAACCAGATCCAACGAACAAAACCAAGAAATTACTGTTTGAAAAAACTGTTCATAAAATTTCAAACAAATTCCTTCCGAATGGCGGAACTAAGAGTAACCCGAAATATCCATTAATTATCGGTGATTTGAAAGAAGCAATTAAGCTCTTTGATCGACAACAGTATTCGATTAAATCTACTGATGTAGGCGGGAAAGCCTTCTATCGAAACTCAACAGATGTAAGAGTTATTCAAAGGGATGATGTCGCGTTAGCAGACGAGGAAGCAATTGTTTTTGCAGAATTTACTGGAATTGAAGTCATTGAGCCGCCTGAAAAAGATGAAGACAAAGCTGTAGACGCAGGAAAATAAACAAAAAATGAAAGGAATTGATTAATCATGGCTAAAGATTTTTTGAATGAAAGTAACGGAGTGTACACATCTGCAGAGGCTGGGCCTGACGGTAAACCTATCACGCCTGTTTCTATCAGAGACAACAGCGAAGAAAACCCTCTTATTGTTAAGGGATTGAAAGGTGATCCTGGTGAACAAGGTCCTCAAGGTCCAAAAGGGGATCAAGGAGAGCAGGGGCCGAAAGGTGATAAGGGTGATGCTGCAGTAATTGAGGCTGGCTCAATTAAAAATGAACATTTAGGTGATGGTTCAGTTAATTCCCGGACAATCGGTAAAGGGAGTGTCAAGTGGGACAATATCAATTCAGAAGTACAGAAAATGATCACTGACCTTCAAGAAAAAGTCGAAGCATTAGAAAAACCAAAATCTGAATAAGGTGATGCCGGATGACTGAGGCAGAGCAAAAAGAGCTTGAAAAAGCAAAAAAATACCTCCGAATTGATGGTGATGCGGAGGATGATTTAATTTTACATTTCATCGCTGCAGCGAAAGAGTACATCACGAATGCGACAGGTCTGAAATTTCCTAATAGTTCAGCCCGAGCAGAGCTGGCTGTCATGTCATTTACAACTCATTGGTATGAGAATAGGCAAATATCAGGCACGACCTCGAATCTTGATGGGGTGCTCACAACAATGGTCAACCAACTTAAATACTTGGTTGTGGACGGTGAAGGTGAAAAAGATGTTGAATGATATGCGGCACCGCATTCAGTTCCAAAAGAAGAAAGAAAAGAGTCGTTTGCCTGTCGATGGTGACAACGGATGGGAAACTGTAGTTGAGTGTTGGGCCAAAGCAGAGGTTTTAAAAGGCGCTGAATATTATGCTGCAGCTGCTATTCAAAAAGAACATACAATCAAATTCACCATTCGCCACAGGGAAGATATTGACGATCATATGAGGCTTATTTTCAGAAAGAAAACATACGAGATTGAATCAATATTACCTCATTATTCAAGACTTAACTTTCTTACAGTTAGGGCAAAGGCGGTGACGTGATGTTTAACCTGCAAATCGATGGCTTAGAGGAATTAGAAAACGCTATTGGAAACATGCAAAGAAAAGTAAGCAAAATGCATAAAGAAGCGCTCACAGCTGGCGCAACAGTGATAAAAGATGAACTGCACCCAAACACACCGAGATCAGACAAGGCCCAAAAACACATGCAGGATGATCTTGATATTACCCGCCTTCGCACTGATGGAGACGGAGTGAAATATGTGGCTGTTGGCTGGCCAAAATCCAAGTCACGTAAGGACACGCAGTGGAGAATTCATTTCCCTGAATTCGGTACCTTACATCAGCCGGCTCAAAAGTTCTTTACGAGAACTGTCGATGCGAAATGGGATGAAGCTATACGAAGAGTAGCAGACAAATATCGACAGGCGCTGAGTAAATTATGATTAATAAAAACTTAATAAGGCGTGCAGATACTTGCAAGAATGCCATTTTTGAAGCGTTGGAGAATGATCCAGCGCTTTTGTCTTTAATAGACAAAGGTGACATCTATGAACTTGCAGTGCCAGAGGGTACAAAGTCGAGTCCACCATATATCGTGCTGCAAGAAATCAACTACAAACCAATTAAATGGGCTGATAACAGACCCATACAAGATAGCGCAACCTATCAAATAGATGTTTATCACAATGCCGATCCACAACCCATCATGGCTGCAATTGGTGATGTGATGGAACGTTTAGATTTTGCGCCAACGTTACCTATTTCTGATTTTTTAGAGAAAGAGAGATTGATGAGAAAAGGGTATCGTTTTGAAAAAAATATAATACTAGGAGGCTAACTATGTCTGAGTACAGTTCAGTAACTGGTCTAAAAAACGCTCGTTTTGCACCTTTGCAAAAACAAGGTAAATTCTATGTGCCAACCGAGGTTTTAAAATACGAATATGCAATGAATATGAAAGTGGAAACTGAAACATCAACTGAAAAGCAGTATGCAGATGACAAACTGGTTGATTTGGTTGTTTCAACAGGTTCAACAAAACTAGAAATTGAAATGCGGGATCTCCCTATGGAAATTCTTGCGAAGCTGTTAGGCATTGAACAGGACAAAAACGGGTTGTACTTGTTCAAAAAGAACATTATTCCTCCATGGGTCGCAATGACGTTTGAAGGTCCAAAGGCAAACGGTAAATCTCGTCATGTTGGTTTAGTAAAAGGTCGTTTTTCTTTACCGGGTGATGAGTGGAAGACAAAAGAAGAAAAGACAGACTTCCAAACGGTTAAATTATCTGCTGAATTTGTTGATCGTGAGCAGGATGACGTTTTCAAGGTTGTTACTGATGAAGATGCTGAGAACTTTAATCTTGATGCTTTTTACAAATCAGTTTTTGGTGATGCATACAAAGATGACAAAACAGAAAATAGCAGCAGTGTTGATATTGGAAAAGGTGCTTAGAGGGCTGAAAAGCTCTCTTTTTTAATTGGAAATTAAAACATAAGGGGGAGTCACTATGACTCAGAAAAGAATCACTATCAAATTATGGTCTGATGCCGAACAAAAAGAAAAAACCTATGTAGCGCCACGCACAAGTGCTAAAACACTTCTAGATGCTTTGCGTTTGAATAAAAAGGCCGAGGATACCGCAGAGGACTTGGAAAAAAGCATCAAAGTATTAGAAGAACAGATTAAATTCATGGTTGATATTTTTGGAAAACAGTTTACTTATGATGAATTTGCTGAAGGATTACAGTCATTTGAAATTTCTGCTGAAATCAGTCGCGTGTTGGCCGAAGTAGTTGGTTATAAAAAAATTGATGAAGAAGATCCCGATTTTTTGCAACCGACGGAGACTGGAGCTACGAGCGAGCAATAAACCAAATGCAGAATATTTATAAACAGCTCCTAGAACAAGGATGGAGAATGAAAGAAATTGATGAAATGGACATTTATCATTTCTTAGAATTGAATGCATCGAGCAAAACAAAAGAAGTAACGATTGATCAAATATTCTAAGTCTTGAAATCTTCGTCAGGAAAGCGGGGTGGTACATAAATGACTCAAGCAATCGGCAATATGGTCGCCAAAGTCAATCTGGATGACTCAGGTTTTAACAGAGGTATAACAGGACTTCAAAGGCAATTGAGATTAACCAACTCTGAAATGAAGGCATCTGCGGCCATATATAAAAATACTGGTGATAGATCAAAACAATTACAATCACAAGTAGAGGGCCTTAACAACAAATATCGTCTTCAAGGGCGAATTGTTCAAGAACACCGAAAACGATATGAACAGCTTGTCAGGGAAAAGGGACGTGATGCGCGAGAAACACAAATGCACGCCCGCAAACTCAATGACTCCATCGCTGTTCATCAAAAGTTAGAAAAAGAATTACGAGATGTATCTAAAGAATTTGAGCATTTGCAAAGCACCGGCAATAAAGCAGCTGGTGTTTTTTCTGTTTTTAAGAAGAACGCTGGGGAAGTATCAGAAGAGTTGCAATCTGTCTACTCTGCTGCGGGAATGGCAGGGAAGGCATTAACAGGTATCGGTGTAGCAGGTACCGTCGCAATAGGCGGAGCTGTCAAAGTGGCCGCAGACTTTGAAAAGGCTATGAGCAGGGTCGGTGCTGTGGCGAATGCATCGAATGACGAGATGGGCCGTCTCACGGAAACGGCGCGTCATTTGGGGGCTACGACACAATTTACAGATGGACAGGTTGCCGAAGGAATGCAATACCTTGCAATGGCTGGTTATAAGACAAATAACATTATCGGTGCCATGCCGGGCTTGCTTGCTACTGCGGCAGCAGGGCAAACAGATTTAGGTGTAACAGCAGATATTGTATCTGATATCTTAACGGAATTTCACATTGCTGCAGAAGATACAAACCGTGTGGCGGACGCCATGACCTACACGTTCACGAACTCAAATGCGACATTGCAGCAGATTGGTCAAACGATGAAGTACGCGGGACCAGCTGCTAAAACTGCAGGTGTCAGCATGGAAGAGTTAGCGGCCGCAACGGGTATCATGGCGAACAGTGGAATCAAGGCAGATATGGCAGGTACCGCATTACGATCCACATTAACAAGGCTTGCGGCACCTCCCAAGCCAGCTGGTAACGCAATTCACGAGCTTGGCCTGAGTATTACTGACGCAAACGGCCGCATGAAACCTTTATCAAACATCATAGATCAGATTAACGAAAAGACGAAAAACTATACGGAAACTGAAAAAATTCGTATTGCAAAACAATTGGCTGGTCAACATGCCTTATCTGGTTTTATCACTTTGCTTCATGCGGGCGGTGATAAGATCGACAAATTCACAAAGGAAATAGAAAACAGTGGCGGTGTAGCTGAAAAAGTTGCAAAAGGTCAAATGGACAACCTTGCCGGATCTATGGAATATCTCAAATCTGCAACAAATAACGCTGTCATTTCATTAGGAAATCAATTTATTCCAGTGATTCGATCTACAACAGATGTGTTAACAAAATTTGTGAATTGGTTTGATCACCTGCCTCCTTCTGTTATGCAAACAATTGCCGTGACTGGCGCAGCTGTAACAGCTTTCAGTCTTTTAGGTGGGGCTTCTTTATTGTTATTGAGTGCCATTCCTAGAATGGCCGAAGGATGGAGAGTGCTTAGAACTGCTGGCACGTATCTGACAGGCACTGTCAGAGGATCATCAGCGAGCTTAGGAGTATACACGACACAAGTAACAGCGGCGGGTGTCGCTTCCAGAACTGCGGCGACAGGCATTAACACAGCTGCAGCATCAACGGCCGTTATGTCTACTCGCATGGGTCGTTTACAACAAAACACTGGTTTAGCGACCACACGCATGGGCCGTCTAAATCAAACGGCCACAAGAACATCAAGGACAATGCGTGGTCTTGGCGGTGCATCTCGAATTGCTGGTGGCGGTTTAATGATGTTTGGTGGGCCAATGGGTATGATTGGCGGTCTTGCGCTCTCTTTTCTTCCTGAAATACTCAAATTTGGTAAAGGTATAGTCATGGCGGGGGTAAACGCAGTAAAAGGCGCAGGAGGTTTTGCAAAACTTGCAAAGGGCGGTTTTGGCCTGTTTAACATCCTTAAAAAAGGTGCAGGTGTTGTAAGTTTGCTTAGAGGCGGCTTATCGTTGCTTGGTGGTCCAGTAGGTCTTTTGATAACGGGAGTCACGCTTCTAGGCGAAGCAGGTTTTAAATATTATGACAACCTGCAAAAACGAGTCTTGCCAGCCACAATAGATTTTGGTGATAAAGTGTCTGAATCCACTTCGAAAGCTGTAAATGCTTATTCGGAGATGGAGACAAAAGCCAATGCGAAACTAAATAGCCTTTATCTCAATCAAACGAAGATAACGGATAAGATAGCTGACAGCATAAACAAGCGATTTTCAAAAATGGCTGATACCATAAAAAAAGGCTATCAAGATAGTGCTGACAAGTCTCTTGACGTTTTAGGAGATTTCTATTCAAAGAATAATTCACTTAAAAAGAAAGATGAGGAAAACATCCTCAATAAAATCAAAACAGGCAATGAAAAGAAGCAGAAGCAAATAGAAAAGTACGAGAGCCGAGTCAAAAAAATATATGACAAAGCAGCAAAAGAACATCGCTCGCTCACCCAAAAAGAATGGGATGAAGTCAAGGGCATTACTCAAAAGATGAGTAAAGAAGTCGAAACGGCTCTGACAAAAAGCAAAGATGAGCAAACACTCATTTCTAAAAAGTTAAAAGAAGAATCGTCTAATTTATCTGCAAAGCAAGCTGCCGCAACGGTGAAAAATAGTAAATCAGCAAAAGACAAAGTTATTAGTAATGCTGAAAAACAATACAACGCTGTTGTAAAAGCTGCAGATGACCAGCGTTACGTCAAAGGCACTATTAGCCAAAAAGAACATGATGCTACAGTAAAGGCAGCGGAAAAACAAAAAGAAAAAACAATAAATGAAGCTGAAAAAAGTCATAAGGGCGTTGTAAAAGAAGCGAAAAAACAGGCTGCAGGACATATCGAGCAAGTTGATTGGGAGACTGGTGAAGTTCTCGGCGCTTGGGATACGTTTCTTGTGGATTTAGCAGGGGTGGTCAATACCATTACTGGCGGTATTAATAAAGTTCTTGAATTCATGAACTTAAAAACTATCCCAACTTGGAAACCTAAAGGATATGGGGGAGAAAAGGATGGAGCAAAGCATTCTTACGCCAAAGGAACAGACTATCATCCGGGTGGCCACGCGCTTGTAGGTGAAGAAGGCTATGAATTAGCTCACACTCCTGGTATCGGAACATACATGGTCGGTGTTGGCGGTCCTCAAATTTGGGATTTGCCGCGCGGAACATCGGTTTTGCCACATGACCAGACTAAAAAAATAACTTCGCAGGGTTTGCCGGGTTATGCTGGCGGTGTTGGTGACTTCTTTAAAAAGGGCGTTAAAAAAGCTGGTGAAGTAGTCGGCAAGGTGAAAGATTTCGGATCAGATATCTTTGACCTTGTGATGGCTGGTCCAAAGAAAATTATCAGCAATATATTTGGCGGTCTCATTCCGTTTAAAACTGGTAAAGGGATAGACGGACTTGGAACAGGTATTTTAAAGACAATTCAAAAAGGTGCTTTAGGATTTCTAACAGAATCGTTAGGTGATTTTGGAGGAGAAGGAGGATCATTCAAAGGTGTAGGGGGTAGTGTTGCGGTCAAAAAGTGGGTTGCGCAGGCTATCGGCATCACTGGAATTTCTCCATCCTATGCAAAAGCATTAGAAACCATTGCTATGAAGGAATCAAGTGGAAACCCGACCTTAGTTAACCGATGGGATAGCAACGCCAGAGCGGGGCACCCATCACAAGGACTCATGCAATTTATACCAAGCACATTTGCTGCCTATAAAAAGCCCGGATATGGAAACATCAAACATCCAGTTCATCAAATTGTTGCTGCAATTAACTATCTTAACAAGCGTTATGGCGGTATCTATAACCATCCGGGATTAAAGTCTATGGCGCGCGGTGGCCCTTACATCGGTTATGCATCTGGTGGTGTGATTGACAATCATCAGATCGCTCAATTAGGGGAAAATGGCTGGCGAGAATATGCTATCACGACTGAGCCAAAGTACCGTAAGCGCTCTTTACAGCTGTATTCTAATCTCGGCAAAGAGCTTGGAGTGCCTAGTTTTGGGGATGGCATGATCTCCACGGCTTTACAAATGCTTGATCGCATCAGTAATAAAGGAGACAAGTCTCAGAGCAGGCAGCAAGATAACTCCGATATGAGACAGATGATTGAGAATCAAAACAAACAAATTGGTCTCATGGCTCAACAAATAGACCTGCTGTCTCAAGGTTTAATGATGATGCAAAAAGGCTTTGAACAATTAGTCTCTAAAGATACCAACAACTACATGGATGGTCGAAAGCTAGATCAAACGACAGGTGAACGTTTTAGAAAAGAAGCATTTATGAGTGGGGTGAGGTAGATGGAATTATATATTGATTTTAACAATGGATTGGGTGAACAAAGTCTAAATGACTTGCTTCCTCATTTCCATCCGTTAAGCCTGACACCTGCCTCACCAATTGTTGAATTTGAGACAGTGTCATTGCCACGAATTAACGGTATTGTACTGCCGCAACATCCACGGGATGTGAAGTACAAAGAAAGGCCAGTCCAAGTAGAAATATACATGAACTCTATAATAGCTGAAAATTTTTACAGCTATAGAAGCGAGCTATATGCTTTATTGGTTAAACCGTACCCGTATTATATTTCTTGCGATTTATTCCCTAACAGGCGCTTTCTAGTGACTTGCGATGGGAATTTTTCAGTTCCAAAGGAAAAAGAAAAGAACCATGTTGTTTTTAGTGTTGAATTCACTGATGTTTTGGGTGCTGCTGAATCAAAATACACTTCATTGAATCCGCAGGTGTTTGACGGTGAGTTATGGAGTCCGGGGATGAACATTGGAATGCGAGACGAATTACAATATTCATTCAAAAATAAGGATAGATTTAGCGTTTTTAACATAGGCCAATTTGCAATTAACCCTTTGAGACATGACTACCAAGTTTCTTTAAGTTCAAAAGGTAAAAATGTCACTATCATTAATCGAACGACAGGCGAGAAATTAAAAATTGAAGGTGAACTAAAAAAGTCTCAAAAGGTGTCCTTTATAAAACAATATACTGTTGTCGGCAAGAAACGCCTCAAGACATCTGGTAGACTTCCATCACTTGATATCGGCAGAAATGACTTTGAAATTCAAAACGCAAGTGACATTGAAATTGTGTTTGACACAAGGTTCTATTATGCATAAGGAGGGATGACATGGCTGCGGCGGTTGACTTTATCAAGAAATTAGCACCGGGAGCGAAAAAGGTCCAAAAAAAATACAAGGTCCTTGCAAGCCTTGTCATCGCTCAAGGATGTCTTGAGAGTGGTTTCGGATCAAGCGATCTATCTAAACAGGCCTATAACCTCTTTGGAATCAAAGGGACTTATAACGGCAAATACGTGTTGATGTGGACTAAAGAGCAGGATAAACAAGGGAATGAAACCAGAGTACAAGCTCCATTTAGGAAGTATCCTTCATTTGCTGAAAGTCTTGAAGATTTGGGGAGTATGTATACTAGGCTAAGTCGGTATAAGGCAGTAATCGGCGAAAAGGACTATCAAAAGGCTACGGCTGCTGTTGCAAGTGGTGGTTACGCCACCGACATCAACTATGCAATGAAATTAAACAGCATAATCTTCACTTACAAGCTCACACAATATGATAATGATGATGGTCTACCAGAGGAACCGAGTGAACCAGAAACACCGACTGGCCCTGATTACCCAAGCAGGGAATACGATGGGATAGACATGCCACTCAACCAAAATTTGCCCTCTGATGTGGATTTTCCACAGCTTCATGTATCAAGCAAGGATGGAAAGGATGTCATAGAGATAACCGGTGTGTCTGTTGATTTTACAGCCGATCCAACGGGTAAAAAATCGTTCAGTTTTACACTACCACGCACAAAGGAAAATGCCGCAGAGTTTGAACTATTGGTTGTGGACAACATTTTATATCTTGATGAAAAGAAATATAATCATCAAAAATACTACATTACAAATGTGAGTCTACATCAAGAAAATGGGATGCTAACAAAAACGGTTACTGCCGCACATATCTTCTCCGTCCTGTTGATTAATAACAGGATTGAAAAAACAGTTTCTAAGAAGTTAAGCATTAAAGAAGCGCTTGATATTGCCCTCAAAGGAACTAATTTCAAATATGTCATTCATGCAAAAGAGGGTGAAATTGCTTCTGCAGAACAAGAAAACTTCGGTGAAAAAAATTCTACAGAGCTTATGGATGAAATCATCGAAGATTATGACATAGAGTTAGACGTGGATAATTACAAAATCCATGTTTACAAAAAGATGGGCCAAGAAATAGATTTTGTGCTTGATAGTCGCTATAACATGCCGGGGATCACAATCACAACAGATTCACAGAATTGTACCACTCGTGCGTGGGGATACGGCGCACAAAAAGAAATAGATTCCGCCTCTGAATCAAAGGATTATGACAAAACAACAGAAGATGAAGAGAAAGAGCCTGAGTATGTATTTGAACCAGTTCTTTATATTCATCCTGATGAAGACAAATTTCTTATTGAAGGTAAACCGCGCTGGGCGGAGCCGATTAAAGATGAGAGATATAAAAAATCCAGCAGCATCATTTCAGCATTAAAGAAACATGTTAATCCATACCCCGAAATGACTGTGGAAGTAGAATTCCAAAAAATCTATGAACCGAAATTACTTGAAATTGAACAAGATTTTTGGTTAGGTGACACGATTCATGTCATTGCTGATACTGCAGACGGAATAACCTTTGAGGACGATTTGAGAGTTGTATTAATACAACACAACCCTCTCAATCCGTATAGCAGCCCAACGATAACGTTTGCGAACTTCCGCAAGGACATACAAAGAATAACAGTGGATCAAGTAAAACAAGTGAAGAACTTACAACGATATATAAACGACATGCTCAAGACGCTTAGATAGGGTCTTTTAATTTTGCCAAAAAGGAGAGTGAGAAAATGGTAAGGCTGAGAAAAAACTATGATACTACTCGAAACTCAAGATATGCTCATCAATTAGGCGAAGATATGCAAACGATTGAGAATGAGCTTAATAAAAACGCAACTGAATTACAGTCTCACAAGGACAGCAAAAAAGCACACTTGTCGAGTCAGATTATGCATGGTCTATTTACGGTTGCCAACAGGATTGACAACATGTGGGCTAGATTGACAAACCTTGTTCTTAATCATGACGGGGATGATGTCAAAGAAGTTGTAGATGCTCGTGTCGCTTTAGATGCAAGTATCCATAAAACTATGAAAGATAGGTTTGATTATGATTTTGGTTTGATCATAAGTCGTTTAGATCGGCAGCCTGACATTAATGTAGTAGACTTGGGCGCTGATCCAACTGGCAAATATGAATCTGCATTTGCGATTCAAGCAGCGTTAGACCGCGCTAAAAAAGGTAAAAGCGTCAGAGTGGTCGTGCCGCCGGGTGTTTACCGGCTAGGTGCAACGTTGTTCGATAGGGGTAATACTTGGTTCGATGCAAAAGGCGCAGTGTTTTTGAATTACCACGGAAAAACGATGATGACTAATGGTGACGGTTCTGTTGAGTATATGGGTTATGAAGGAAACGGGAATATGTATTTTGACGGTGGCACGTGGGACTGTAGGGGAGCCGAATTTACAACAAAAAACAACTGCTTTTCTTTCGGACATGCTAAGAACATTTATATTAGAAACACTAATTTTATAGATGTCAGCGGCTACCACGCAATTGAGTTTAACGCTTGTCAAAACTTCAAAGTGCTTGATTCTAATTTTTACGGGTTTGTTGATCATGATGGAACAAGATACTTCTCCGAGGCAATTCAAATAGATTTAGCACAAAGAAAAGAAGTATTCGGCGCTTTTGGTGCCTATGACTTCACGACTTGCAAAGATGGACTAATTCAAGGCTGTAACTTTGGAAAATCAAACACATCAGGCACTCAAGCATGGCCTAGAGGTGTCGGCTCTCATTCCTCGACCATTGGCTATTGGCATGAAAACATCAGAGTCAAAGATTGCTTGTTTGAAGATTTAGAGGGTTGGGCTGTGCGTGGGTATAATTGGAACGTCACAGATATAAAAGATAACACCTTGCGAAACTGCAGATTTGGAATAACGGTAAGCGCTATTGATCCAGCAAATAAACACCATTCCCTAAACGATAAGTTTGAACAAATGTCACGTTCACAATCCTTTAGACATGTTCACGTCTCAGGTAACACGATATTAGACACAAGGGAAAACGAAGCGATTTATATTCGTGGTATAAACGACGAATCAGGATTTGTTCGGAATGTTAATATCCAAAACAACATTATTGATGGTGTTGGTGGTGCAAACGAAGCTGGTATCAGATTGGATGCAATCAGAAATGGCATTGTATCTGGTAACCAGATTTCAAACACATCCGGTGATGGGGTTCTGATGAATGACTGTGTAGGAGTAACCGTATCTGGCACAAACCAAATTAGTTTTATCGGTCGGGATGGTATTGCAGCTTTCGGTGATTCTTCTGATTTAAGTATTATTTCTAATATTGTTAGGAGACCTAAACGATATGGAATAGAAATTTCAGGAGTGCTTTTTGGTGAAGTATCAGACAACAATATTACAGGTGCGGGTCATGGCGAACATGGAAAGTACGAGGCTATCAGAATCGCAAACGGAGCAAGAGATATACATCTTGCAGATAATAAGTGTAGATCCATTTCTACATTAGCTAATTTAGCTAGGGCTGGCATCTACATCACTTCCTCTGTTAGAGGTGTTGTTAGACACGGTAATGTATGTAAAGGAAATTGGACGATCAGTGGAGTTGTAGATAATGCGCCTGACACAGTAACTGATGCAAAGGATGTGGCATGATGCTTTATTTAGTTATGGGAAATGAAAAAATAGAGGTTGGTTCTGCCATTCTATCAAGAAATGAGACAATTACGGGTTACAGTAGCGAAGGGGAAAAAATTATTCGGCTCGAGGGCGTAAACTTCCAAAATGTTTATTTGGAAGATGCAGAAGGCCAAAAAATTGATTTTCCTGTAGAGCAAACAAACCCTAGTGAAATTGAAGAATTGAGAAATACCATCAAGGAACTTAATGAAAAAGTACAGCAGCTAGAGGAAAAAGAAAAGGTGGGAGAACATGACCAATCAGTTATTTAAAAATGGCGTGCTGCCTTTTGTGGTCGACGCCTACGATCAAAGCGTGTACGATTCAAAAATTGTTTTCTCAACTCAAGATGTAGGCACAGCTAGACTAATATTCAAGCTGCGAAAAGATGGTATGCCGTTACCTTTATCTGCAGTAGAGGGTAAGTTAGTTCTTTTGTTTTCTAATGGATCTAAACACATTAGGAATATCTCACTGTTGGACAAAGTGGAAGGGATAGCAGATTACATTTTAAACGATGAAGAGATTAAGATATATGGAAATGTTCAAGCTTCCTTAAATCTTTTCTACAGCAATGGGCAATCCCTTTCAGTGCATGAGTTTACATTTTCGATCAAAAAGAACTTAATAGATGTAAATATTGTTCCAGCTGCAGAATATTACATCGACCATTTTGACTCGTTGAAATCAAAAATAGAGCAAAAAGCAGCAGAACTTGAAACCGATATATCAAAGCGCACCGATGAAATGCAGGGAAATATTGACAAGACTACAAAAGACCTGCAGGTTCAGCTATACAGGATGAAAGAGAAACTCGACGATCTAGAAGCGCTTGAAACAAAAGAAGGCGCAAAAGCTAAAGTAGCCGAAGCGCTTGCAGCAGCTAAAAAATATACAGATGAACATGCAGCAGACCCAAAAACACATGTGACCGAAGCGGAAAAAGATCGCTGGAATGCGGCTCAGTTGGCGAAACTCACGTTAGATAATGGAAGAGTGTATTACAGAGGTAGCGCAGAAGTTACCGATTACAATACGGTCACGCAGACCGGCATGTACTTAATTTATAACGTCGGCGTTAACGGTCCACCGTCTTTCAATCGAGTGTTTTTGCTCGTTATGAGCTATGGCAACACCCTTGCCCAAATAGCATACGAGTCGGTTGCTGGTAAACAGGCCTATTTCCGATTCCGTAAAGTAGATTCGGAGACGTGGACGACATGGGAACGGCAGCTAACGGCGACCGATCTTGATGTAACATGGCAAAAGCCCACATTACAGCCTAGCTGGAAGCAATATACCCCAGCAGACGGCAGTAATCATACGGTAAGGTTTAGCAAAGATGCATCTGGCGTTGTGGAAATCAAAGGTGCAGTATACGGCGGTGTTCTAGGGCTTGAAACGCCAGTCTTTACACTCCCTGCAGGTTATCGTCCGATGCAGTCAGAGTATTTCGTCGGAGTTGCATCAAGTATAGGAACGCCGGGTGTCCCACAATACCATAGAACCTTTATCGGCACAGATGGACGTGTATGTATACAGTCCAGTTCAAACACATCAAACCCTGTTGAATTTTTATCTTTCGGTTTTCGGTTTAGGACTAGGTAAGGGGGTAGTTAAAAATGATATGGGTTTATAAGTATAACGACGAATTTATTTGGCAGCCGGGCGAAGAAATTGAAGTTGACGTTGAAAATGGCAAGCAAATACCCGAAGGCTATACAGATAAACAGCCACCAGATGGGCTATTTATTGCAAAGTATGATCCCAAAAAAGAAGAATGGTTCGAGGCGGCATCTAAAGAATATATTGATAGTTTGCAGCCTGATCCACTTCCGCCGGATGATGTGACCTTGCTAAAAAAACATGTCGCTCTTCTTACACTGCAACTTTCGCAAATGCAGAAAGGCGGGGCATCATGATTTATCCAACGGCGGCCGACATTAAAGTATTTTGGGATTGGGGTGTGTATACTCTTGAGATCATGCGGGAGTATGTCGCATTAGAAGTAATAACAAAAGAAGAATTTGAGCAGATCACTGGCGTTTCATTCGACAAGCCAGCTGTTTCAGTGGATTTAGGAACAACAGCATCTTAACAGGTGCTTTTTATTTTGCCTTCTTAAAGGAGGTGATTAACGAAATGGAGGAAACGATAGTGTTTATTAACTTTGAAACTTTGGATTTAGCGAAGACTTATTTATTTGGCGGAGTGAAATTTTTGGACTTGCTCTTGCTGCTAAGCGTCATTGACGTTCTGACGGGTATCATCAAGGCATGGAAAGTTGGCAAACTACGCAGCCGTACAGCATGGTTCGGTTACGTGCGTAAAATGCTTAGTTTTGTTGTCGTGATTGTTGCAAACATCATTGATCAGATCATGGGCTTAAACGGAGTGCTGACCTTTGGGACAGTGCTTTTTTACATCGCCAATGAAGGGTTGTCTATCGTAGAGAACCTTGCACAGATCGGCGTGAAAATTCCGGCTTCCATTACAGACCGTCTTCATGTGATCGAGTCTGACAGCCAAAAAGAAGAATCAGAAAAGAAAGCTGCTGAGTAATCGGTGGCTTTTTTCTATATAAAAAAATGAATGGAGAGATTGAATATGACAAAGAAAATTATGCTTGATCCCGGACACGGCGGGCACGATCCCGGCGCAGTAGCAAACGGGATGAAAGAAAAAGATCTTGTTCTAACTATCGCAAAGAAAACTAAAGCGATTCTTGAAAAGGTGTACGGGGCAACGGTAAAACTCACGCGTTCAACTGACGTTTATATTGATCTTTCTCAAAGAGCTAGACTAGCAAATAATTGGGGCGCTGATTATTTTGCATCCATCCATATCAATGCAGCTGGTGGAACAGGCTTTGAGACGTTTCGTTACGACAAATTATCTGCAACATCAAGCACAGGAAAGCAGCAAAAAATTGTACACAATGCAATCTATAACAAAATCAAAGAAAAAATAGGAGACCGAGACCGTGGGACCAAGTCTAAAAACCTGGCTGTTTTAAGAGAAACAAAAATGCCAGCGATTCTGACAGAGAACCTTTTCATAGACCGCAAAGAAGATGCTGCGCTGCTCAAACAAGAATCTTTCCTTGATTTGTTGGCCGAGGGACACGCAGAAGGGATTGCGGCGGCTGTCGGTTTAAAAAAGGTTTCATCTTCATCTAAAACAAGCCCTACACCAAAGGGCGTTAAAATGGCCGTAGTGAAGCCGAATTCTGATGGGTGGCTATGGGTCTATGATAAGCCGAATTGGTCAGCAAAGCACAAAAAAGTAAAGCCGGGTGAAGCATTTACGATTGATAAGACTGTGACGGTTAATGGATCGAAAATGTATAAGCTTAAATCAGGATTGTATATCACAGCTGCCACGAAATATGTTCAGGTAAAACAAAAGTAAAATGAAAAGCCCTTCCAAATTGGAGGGGCATTTTGTTTTTCTTTATTCAGTTCGATGCTTCATTTTATTGATCGTCCTAAGAGATGCTTCAACGCCAATGAAAACGACAAAGAAAATTATAATCCAACTAACTAAGTCTGCCCAAATATTGGACATGTTAATAACACCAAATTTACTTAATCCCGATTGAATTACAAAGGAGATTAAAGCAGTTATAAACACAGACAGAAACCAATTTGTTTTTTTCAATTAAACCACTTCCTTTCAAAAATTAAAGAAATTTGCAAACATACTTGGTTGTTTTATTTTCGTTCTTGTAACGTTTGCAAAATTCATGGCCGCCCATATCTAAAAGCTTTTTACCTAACCATGCTAGACCTGCGCCAGCCAATACTTTGGCTGCCCATATCAATAATGGAGCAACCATAGTTGTCACTTCACCTTTTTGCTGTGCAGCTAATTGATCTTGATACACTTTTTCAGCATCAGTACCGGCCAATGATTCTAAATGATTTTTGATCTCTAATGAAATACCCTTTGGTAAACCAGCATTGATCACTTTGGATTCATCAAAGGAAAAAGTTTTATCTACTTCATTGTATGTAGCAGCTTCGAAAATAGCCTGTGCAATTCTTTGTTGTTTTTGAGGGTCCCATTGTTCTTTGGCTGATGCCTGACCAAAAGCAGATGTGATTCCAAGAGTCACAATAAGTGTTAATACAAGTGTAAGTTTTACATTGAGCTTGCGCAATAAACCGTTCATACTAAACATCCTCCCCCTAAAAGTATTGTCCTACACCCGTATGGTAACAATTAACAGGCTTTATTTTCCATACTTTTTATAAAAATGGTAAAAACATACTAAATGAAAATCCCGCCATTTGTGACGAGATTGTGAAATGTTCTTATTTAAACCGCCATTCCTTCTTGTCCTTATCCCATTCAAGTTCATTTCTTGATATAAGGTTCTTAACCGCCTTACGGATTGTTGGCTCATCCTTGCCTGTTTTCCGTTTAAGTTCATCCATCGAGGGATTCTTTCTGAATCTGCTCATGTTGTAGATGATTCGGTATAACTTCCTTTCAAGATCCGTCATGGTGTACCCTCCTACAATGAGAATATACGTTCGATTATAAGCGTAAATAAAAAACCCTTCAAGTTGAAGGGTCATCTTAAAGAAGATACTTTATCAGTGATTATCATATGTTCTCCTGAACGTTCGTATGAGAATTTAGCTAATGTTTCATCTTCATCTATATAAGGAACTTTCCAAAATACAGCGATTTGGTTGACAGTATCATTTTCCGATCCAATCTTAGCAGCTAGGTCATCACTATACATTTCCACCATATTATAAGATGTTCGAGCAGAATTTTTAGCATCAAATGACAAATGTACAAGAGCAATTAATTTATTTGGTTTTTCAGATCCCATATCTTCATTAATTTCAATTTCTTCAATTGAGGCAGTCTTGTAATTATCTTCTACAATAGATTCAATTTCATATTCCGCCTCACTTTTCAAAGTAGACAGTTCTTCATCCTTCTTATTAGTAACTTCTGCAGCATTGTCTTTCTTACTTTTTTGTTTAACTTTTGAGGAATTATTAATTTTAAAATTAATTTCAGCAGTAGCTACTCGACTATCTTCACCGCTAACATTCGAACCCGCAAGATTAGCCCCATCTTCTCCAAAAATCTCTTTAACATGATCAGTTTGCAGATTTTCCGGTGACGTTTCTACATAAGCAATATACTTCCCCCCGTCAAAATCTTCGCCTTCTTCATTAGAAAATTCATAATTAAACATTCCACCTTCTTTAACTAATACCTTAGCTAGATCGCTTTGATCAGAACTTGGTGCATCTAAGTAAATGTTTATTTTTGTCTCTTTAGGTAAGTTGCTTTTTCCACTAATGAGAATCTTTTTATTGTCTTTAATTTTTTTATTCAAGGTGATCTTTACGTTTAATTTTTCTTTATTTTCCGCGATTTCTTCTTTTTTACTAGAGTTACTGGTGGATGTGTTATCTGTTTTGCCACAAGCAGATAAGAATAAGGTACATAAAATCATAAAGAGAAAAGTTTTAATAAGATTCAATACAGACCCTCCAAAACAAATATTTTCCAAATAAGTCTACCATATTATTGAATTGGAAAGAGGGGAATAATGTTTTTTCAAATTAAGAATATTACGGAATTGATGGTCGGGATGTTATAATTTAGTAAGAACAATTAACAATTGGGGTGTGTTATATGCATTTCCGCAAAGAATCATCAGTTGACGAAGTCATCAAATATGACGACTACCCTTATAAAGTTTATACAAGGGTTTCGACAGATCGAGACGAGCAAATAAGTTCTAAAGAAAACCAAATTGACGTTTGTCGATATTGGATCGAGCAACACAATTATGAATGGGATGACCGTTCTGTTTTGTTGGATGATGGTATCAGCGGAACCGTCCTTGAAGATAGGGCAGCCATGAAATACATTTTTTCATTGGCGGAAAAGAAAGAAATAAAAATGGTGATTTTTAAGTCCATCACACGTCTTGCCCGTGATTTAAAAGATGCGTTATACATCAGAGAGATTCTAGTGTCTAATGGGGTTCGTGTCGTTACACTCGAAGAAGACTACGACTCCCTTTACGAGAGTAAGGCGTCAATGAAATTTGAAATGTCTGCTCTGTTTGCGGAGCAGTTACCTAAGTCTATGTCAGTCAATATAAGTGGTGTACTTGCAGCAAAAGCAAGGCGTGGTGAACATTCTGGTCGAGTACCCTACGGTTATATGAAAGAGGGAAAACACCTTGTAATTAACGAAAATGAAGCACAAGTTATAAGATTAATTTTTCACCTTTATAATAACGAGGGACTAGGTCAGAAAAGAGTTACATATGCATTGCAAGAAAAGTGCAAAATTGGTGAAATACCTCCTCCCAGAACAACAAGAAACTGGCAGCTTACAACAGTTCAAACCATATTAAAAAACCCGATTTATTGTGGTGTGCACATTGCTAATAGACATACCATGATCAAAGTTGATGGCAGAAAAAAGTTTATAAGAAATCCACCTGAAAAATGGAACGTTTATGAAGACTTTTGCCCGCCGATTGTCTCAAGAGAAGAGTGGGAGAAAGCAAATAATAAACCAACAGTTAATAAAAAAACTAAATTCACACCGTGGAATGAGCTTAGACAACTGCTTATTTGCGGGAAATGCGGATCTAATATGGTCATTATCCAAACCAGCAGAGCCAAAAAAAACGGAGAGAAAACTTATTGGAAATATGTTAAATGCAGTAATTACAGGAGATCTGGTCCCGAAGGCTGTGTGAACCATGTTCCCATCACTTATGAAGAGGTCCGAGATTTAGTGATTGCGAATCTCATTGAATTCTCTAGGGATATATCACACGACTAA